CTTCCTACAGATATTGATGATGAAACAGTCGAAGGTCTGATCATGCGTAGAATGCCAACTCATGAGCCTTATCCGCAACATGAAAATTTAGATCCGTTAAAATATAAGCCAGCAAAAACTGATAGAGATGCAGATGGCAGAACTAGTGGATCGTCGACAACCATCAAAGATCCTGCTGAAAAATGGAAAAAATATTCTACTGTAGTGGATACTTTTGAAAAAGTTAAAGGATAATATATGGCTAATACAAATAGATTATATGAAAAAATAGTTTTAAAAGGGTCTAATAATAATCAGCCTATCCCAGGTAGCAAGACTTACAAAGGATTCAGCACAGTAAGCCCTGAGGCAACTAGTTTTGGACTTTTCGATTTCTCTTTAATTAAACAAGATATTTTAAATCATTTCCATATAAGACAAGGTGAGCGACTAGAAAATCCAGAATTTGGAACTATTATTTGGGATGTACTATTCGAACCATTGACTGAAGAGTTAAAGGATTTAATTAGAAGAAATGTAGAAACAATTATAAATTACGATCCGCGTGTACAAGCAGACGAAGTCATAGTTACTAGTTACGAAAGCGGAATTCAAATTGAATGTACACTAATTTATTTGCCTTACAATATTTCTGAATCATTACAGTTAAGATTTGACCAAGATAACGGGTTAGTATAATTAACTACGCACATTTCAAAATACGCTAAATATTGTATAAACGGGAATAGCGTATGTCAGCAACTGATAGACAAAATAGATTATTAGCAGCAGAAGACTGGAAGCGAATTTATCAAAGCTTCAAAAATGCCGACTTTCAAAGTTACGATTTTGAAAATCTGCGTAGAGTAATGGTCAATTACATCAGGGAAAATTATCCTGAGGACTTCAACGATTACATTGAAAGTAGCGAATATCTTGCTCTAATTGATTTGGTAGCTTTTCTAGGCCAAAGTATTAGTTTTAGAACAGATCTAAATGCTAGAGAAAACTTTCTAGAATTAGCAGAACGTAGAGAAAGTGTATTACGTTTAGCTAGACTATTAGGATATAATGCTAAAAGAACTGTAGCAGCTTCGGGTCTATTGAAATTTAGTACAGTAAGCACTACAGAGAATGTATTTGACAGTAATGGCAGAAATCTTTCCGGACAAATTATTACATGGAACGATCCAGCTAATCCAAATTGGTACGATCAGTTTATTAAAGTTGTTAATGCTGCATTGCCCTCTAGTCGTCAGTTCGGAAATCCAGACGACAAAGCAGAGATTTTTAATATTCCAACCGAGCAATATAGATTCCAAAGTGCGAACACAGATGTACCTATTTTTTCATTTAATAAGGGTGTTGATGGTCGCAATATGTCCTTTGAAATTGTCAGCACAACATTTAAGGATTCTTCTGAAATTTACGAAGAACCGCCTAGCTTAGGTAATAGATTTGCTTTTTTATATAGAAATGATGGCAAAGGCAATGCCAGCCAAAATACCGGATTTTTCATACGTTTCACTCAAGGTGTATTGAATCAAGGAACGTTTGATATTACACAACCAAGTACAAATGAAACAGTTGAAATTGATGCTACTAATATCAATAATACTGATGTATGGCTATATCGTTTAGATCAAAACGGGTTAGAATCAGAGTACTGGCAAAAAATTCCTAGTTTAGAAGGTAACAATGTAATTTACAATAGTTTGAACAAAAACATAAGAAACATCTACGGTGTGACAACTAAAGCAGGAGACAGAGTAAATCTAAACTTTAGTGACGGTACTTTCGGAAATTTACCGTTAGGAACTTTTAGAGTTTATTATAGAGTTAGTAACGGTATTGCTTACACAATTAATCCAAAAGATATAAGAAATGTAAACATTGATATTCCTTATATTAGTGCTTCTGGACAATTAGAAACTATAACAGTTTCTTTGAATTTGCAAAGTAGTGTTGTTAATAGTAGTGAAACTGAAACAAATGACAGTATTAAAAATAGTGCCCCTGCGACATATTATACACAGAATAGAATGATAACAGCAGAGGACTACAATATAAGTCCTCTTAGCGTAAATCAGGAAATAGTTAAAGTAAAAGCAGTTAACAGAAGTGCCAGCGGAATAAGCAGATATTTTGATTTAGTAGATCCAACAGGAAAGTATAGTAAAACTAATTTGTTTGCAGATGATGGTGTAATTTATAATCAAGAATTTGAAGACAGTTTTAGATTTAGCTATCAGAATAGAACTGATATTGAGGCTGTAATTTATAATCAATTATTAGAAACACTTAAAGAAACTGCGTTAAGAGATTTTTATTATAGTAAATTCTTTAAAATTGTTACCGACAGTTTAGATGTAAGTTGGTATAACAGAACTCATGATTCTAATCAGTCAACTGGATATATTGCAGATACAAACACAGGTGTAATTTATAAATTAGGAGAATATACTTCTAATTCTTTAAGATATGTCAATGTGGAGGCTTTATTACAATTTGTTTCCGGACCAGGAAAATATTTTGATTTAGCAGATAAAAATAAATTAAAATCAGGAAGTGCAGGTGCTCCAAATACTACTACTACTCTTTGGACAAAAGTTGTAAGTATTGCCGGTGACGGTACATCAAATAATGAAGGAATACTTGCTGATGGTAGCGGCCCTGTTGTATTAAATGATATTATTCCTCAAGGAGCCATACTTAATCAGCTAATCCCAGTGTTCAAGAGCACTTTGTCATCTAGCACTGTGGCTACGATGATAGATTTAATATTTTCCAATAAGCCATTCGGTTTAAGATACGACATCGATACACGAGCATGGAATATAGTGTTTGAGTCCAATCTTAATACAAGTAGCGGATTTAGCTTGGGTAAACAAGGTGATAATAGTAATCAAAAGTTAGATTCTAGTTGGTTGTTATTATTCACAACCGATACCGAATTTTATACTGTAAAAAGTAGATTAACTAGATATATTTTTGAAAGTAATAATCAGATTAGATTCTACTTCGACGCCAGCGACAAAGTTTACGATACTAGATCGAACACTACCGTTAAAGATAAAATTTCTGTTTTAAGTATCAACACACAACCTAACTCTGTTTATCCATTTACGTTTGATAAAAATTGGGAAATAACTGAGGAATATAAAGGATTAGATGGGTATATTGATACTAAAAAAATACAAATTACCTTCAGCGACTCCGACGACGACGGTATCGTAGACAATCCTACACTGTTCACTGAAATTGTTGATCCTGCTAATACACCTTTGCAAAATCAATATATCATACAAGAAAAATATGAGTTCGCTGAAGGTCAAGAAGATTACAAGTATGTTTCTAATATTGATCAAAAAGTTTTAGTTTTAAGTTCAGAAGCAATTGTTGGTAGTCCTATTGATTATAACGATGGCCAATATTTCTATTTTGTTGATACCAATGTTGTAAAAAAATTAGACAAAGCCACCAGTACTTTTAATCCAAGTTTAGATTATAAAGTGTTTATAGGCAGAGATAATTTAAAATTTCAATATATTCATAACGCAGATTATGAGTCTAGACTTGATCCAGGAGTAACTAATATAGTAGACATATATGTACTGACACGTAGATATGATCAATCATTTAGACAATGGTTAACAGGATCTTTACAAGAAGAGCCGTTGCCTTTAAGTAGCGACAGTTTATACAGTTTACTAAGTTCAGACTTGAATAAAATTAAGTCTATAAGCGATGAAATAATTTATCATCCAGTAAAATATAAAATCTTATTTGGCGAAAAAGCAACAACTAATGTTCAGGCTACATTTAAGATTGTAAAAAATCCTGATTTAGTTATTAGTGATAATGATGCGAAAGCCGGTGTGCTTAGTGCAATTAATGAATTCTTTGCATTAGAAAATTGGGACTTCGGAGATAATTTTTATTTTTCTGAATTAGCAGCATATGTGATGACACAGTTAAGTCCTTTTATTGTAAATATTCTTTTGGTTCCAAAACAGGCAGAATTATCGTTTGGATCGTTATATGAAATTAGATCAGAGAAGGATCAAATTTTTATTAATGGTGCTACTATTAATGACATTGAAGTCATAAACACTGTGACAGCAAGTAAACTTAAAGCTAGCGGTGCAATTTTAGTTACCGCAACTTCAGCAGGACAGCAAGTAATTACAAGTTCGGAGATTAACTAATGTCGG